TTGGGGAATTGCTCGGGCTTTGCTTATCCTTGGCGCTCAAAACAAGCTACGCATACTATGCGCACGTGAGTTTATGACATCGATGAAGGATTCTGTTCACAAGCTGCTTTCAGACCAAATTGACGCTATGGGAATGAGTAGCTTTTATGAGATTACTCAAAATTCAATGCGTGGAAAGAATGGCACAGAGTTTGCCTTTGTTGGCCTAAAAAACAATGTAGCCAACGTAAAATCATTTGAGGCAGTGGACATTGCCTGGGTAGAAGAAGCGCAATCAGTATCTAAACTTTCATGGAATACCCTGATACCAACGATTCGTAAAGAAAAGTCTGAGATTTGGATTAGCTTTAATCCAGAACTAGAAACAGATGAAACTTACCAACGGTTTGTCATTAATCCACCTGCAAACAGTAAGGTGGTCAAAATCAATTGGTACGATAACCCGTGGTTTCCCGAAACGCTTACACTTGAGAAAGATGCTTTAAAGGCACGCGACCCGGAGGCTTACAACACTGTTTGGGAGGGTTTATGCAGACAAACTGTCGATGGCGCTATCTTCGCGCGAGAACTCCAGATGGCCGAATTAGATGGGCGTATTACCCGAGTTGCCTATGACCCAACAAAACCAGTCCACGCTGTATTTGACTTAGGTTGGTCAGATGCTACAGCCATTTGGTTTGTTCAGTTTATCGGAATGGAAACTAGAGTTATCCGATATATTGAAGATAGTCAGAAGACTATTAGCGAATATCTAGCCAAAATGCAGACGTTTGGTTATGTCTACGATACTTTGTGGCTACCGCATGATGCACAGAATAAAACTCTAGCCGCCAATGGCAGAAGCATTGAGCATATTGTTAAGGGTGCTGGTTATAAAACCAAAATAATTCCTAGGACGCCTATTGTTGACAGTATTAATGCCGCGCGTACAATTTTCTCTAATTGTTACTTTGATAGGGAAAATACGCACGAAGGCTTACAATGCCTACGACACTATAGATATGAAGTTAATCCTGAGACTGGACAATTCGGCAAAGACCCGCTACATGACCAATATAGTCACGGAGCAGACGCTTTTAGAATGTTGGGTTTAATGGTTAATGAGCCTAAGAAACGTGTGGCGCGACCTAATTATGCGCCACCTATGAACTGGATGGGATAATAATGAGCGATTCACAATCAGATTACGATTCAATTATTGACGAAGCAAAAGGCTTTCTACGACTTTGCAATGATTCAGATACGATGAATCGTCAAGAAGCTCTGGAAGATTTGAAGTTTGTTTCAGGTGGCGACCAATGGCCCGTTGAACTGCAAAACTCGCGCAATCTTGAATCGCGTCCAGTCTTGACTATTAACAAACTAGATGGTTACTGCCGCCAGGTGACGAATCAACAACGTCAACAGCGCCCACGCATCAAGGTTCACCCTACAAACAACAAAGCAGACGTTAAAACTGCTGAAGTGATTGAAGGTATCTGTCGGCACATTGAATTGAATAGTAATGCTGATAACGCCTACGACACGGCGTTTGACCATGCTGTGCGTATGGGATGGGGCTTCTGGCGCTTGACTACTAAATATTTAAAAGACGATAGCTTTGACCAAGAAATTTTTGTTGACGCTATTCAAAACCCGTTCACTGTTTACTTTGACCCTAATTCCGAACGTGTTGACGGTTCTGATGCTGACCGTTGTTTAATTACAACAATGATGAGCAAAGCAGAGTTTCGCATTAAGTATCCTGATTGTGATGATGGTGGTTCATTTCAGGCGCGCGGCACTGGTGATACTCAATCAGAATGGATTACAAAAGAAGATATTCGCATTGCTGAGTATTACTACATCAAGCGCGAACCAGCAACTTTGTACCATTTAAGTGACGGTTCATCTCAGTTTGCTGATGGAAAAGACTTCTTTGCTCGCGTACAAGATGCGGGACTTGAAGTGATTGATGAACGCAAGTCATACAAAAAGACAATCAAATGGAAGAAACTCACGGCTGTTGAGGTGATTGATGAAGCTGATATTCCGGGTGATTACATTCCTGTTGTGCCTGTATATGGCCGCCATATTGTTATTGGTGACAAGCGCAAGAAATTCGGCATGGTGCGACACGCCAAAGACGCGCAAAGAATGTATAACTTCTGGCAGACTACTATCACTGAAAGCGTGGCCCTTGCACCTAAAGCTAAATGGATAATGGCTGAAGGCCAAGAAGAAGGCCATGAATCTGATTGGGCTGCTGCAAACATTAAGTCTATGCCGCTGCTTCGTTACAAGCAAACAGACATTGATGGCAATCCAGCGCCAGCACCTCAACGTCTTCAACCTGAGCCACCCCCAGCAGGCGTAATGGCTGCTTCTGCCGCTATTAATCAAGATATTGCTACGTTGATGGGTATTTATGACCCTTCGCAGCAAATGCCGGGCAATATTTCAGGCAAAGCTATCAATGGTCAACAACAACAAGTTGACCTTACCAACTTTGACTTTTACGACAATTTGACTAAATCTATTGGACACACTGGCAAAATTATTTTGTCAATGATTCCACATATTTATGATACTGCACGGGTAATGCGCATTATTGGTGATGATGGAAAGCCAGATTTGGTTAATATTAATACGCCTGGAACTGATGCACAAGGCGTAAATACTGTTCTGCATGATATGACTGTCGGTCAATATGATGTTGTGATGGATACTGGCCCCGGATATAGCTCCAAACGTCAAGCTGCTGTTGAAGCCATGATGCCATTGATTAACGGTAATGCTAAACTGTTTGATACTGCTGGCGACTTAATCTTTAGAAACATGGATTTTCCTGGTGCTGAAGTTATTGCTGACCGTTTAGCCGCTGGCAATCCAATGTCTCAGATTGACGATAAATCACCTGTACCGCCTCAAGTACAAATGCAGCTCAAAGCTAATCAAGCTCAAATGCAACAAATGTCGCAGCAAATGCAACAAATGCAGCAAATGATTAAACAGCGACAAGATATTGAGCAAGTTAAACAGGATAATGAGACTAAGCGCGAACTAATGCGGGTTACTTCTAAAGCACATGACATTGAGATGCGCGACAAAGAACGCCATAACGACATGAAAATGCGTACTGATACTCAAGCTAATGACACAGTGCTTAAAACGCAAACTCAGATTGAGATTGAACATATTAAAGGACAGTTTGCTTTAATACTTGCTAGTCTTGATAAAGAATCATTGCATAACGCTTCTGCTGAAACTACAGAGCGTGCAATTTAATCTAATTTGTGGTAGATTAACCACAATCTTACCGGCGAGATACACCGGGTATATTCTTGAGGCAACTCATGGCACTTGAAGACCGTCTGGCGACTAATATTGTTACCAGTGAAAATTTGGCTGAATTTAACGCTAAGAAAATGGGTTTAGCTGACCGCGCTCCTGTTTCGGCTGAAGTTGAGGAAACTCCTTCAGAGCAAGCAGAAAGCAAAGATCAGAGTGAATCGACTGAGCGTGACAAGGAAGCAACGTCAACAGACGATAGGAAGCAAAATCCTAAACTCGAGAAACGCTTTTCAGAGTTAACCAAGCAGCGCGAACAAGCCAGGCAAGAAGCCCAGCAAGAACGTTCAGCTAGGGAAGCACTTGAAACACGTTTGAAGGCACTAGAAGGACAGCGGCAACCAACTGAAGCGCCAAAGTCTGACGAAAAGCCTTCTGCTAACCAGTTTACTGATGCTTTTGAATATGCAGAAGCATTGGCAGAATGGAGAGCAGAGAATGCGTTGAAGAATCGCGACAAGCAAGATGCTGAACGTAAAGCTAGTAATGAGCGCCAAAAGGTTATTTCCTCTTGGAAGGCAAAACTAGATGCTGCGAAAGCTGATATGCCTGACTATGAAGACATGGTTTCATCTTCGGATGTAATCGTTTCAGATCAGATCAGAGATGCGATTTTGGAAAGTGATGTAGGCCCACGAATCCTGTATCACCTGGCAGAGAATTCTGACGTAGCTGAAAAGCTGAACAAGATGACTGCTTCTGGCGCAATGCGTGAGATTGGGAAATTGGAAGCTAAGTTTGAGAAGGTTGCGGAACCACAGACGAAGCGAATTGAAGCTGTTACGCGAAGTAATGCGCCGAAACCTATTACGCCTATTGGCTCTAGCCGTACATCGGTGGACGTTCCTTTGACCTCTGATGGTCAGTGGCACGGTTCATTTGCTGCATGGAAAGAAGCTCGTAAAGCTGGTAAGGTTAAGTAATCTTTTTTATATCTAGGAGTTTTAAAAATGGCAAATAATCTGCTTACCATCAGTAAGATCACCAACGAAGCGTTGATGGTCTTGGAGAATGAATTGACTTTCACCTCGGAAGTTGACCGTAACTATGATGACCAATTCGCCGTTGTCGGTGGCAAAATTGGTAACACTGTTAACGTTCGTAAACCCGGTCGTTTTATCGGTACTACTGGCCCAGCTTTGAACGTTGAAGATTTCAACGAATCTAGCGTGCCTGTTACTCTGTCTACACAGTTCCACGTTGACACACAGTTCACCACGCAAGATTTGGCATTGTCTTTGGACATGTTCTCTGACCGCGTGTTGAAGCCTGCTGTTGCCGCGATTGCTAATAAGATTGACCGTGACGGCATGACAATGGCAACATTGAATACAGCTAACATCGTTGGTACTGCTGGTACACCTCCAACTGGCCTGATTACATACCTGACTGCTGGTGCGTATATGGACAGCGAAGGCGCTCCACGTGACGGTCGCCGTTCAGTGGTTGTTGAACCCTTCACTTCGGCTACTATTGTTGACAGCTTGAAAGGCCTCTTTGTGCCTCAAGAAGCTATCGGCGAACAGTACCGCAAAGGCCTGATGGGTCGTGATTCTGCTGGTGTGAACTGGAAACTCGATCAGAACGTTGTTTCTCAAACTTTTGGTAACTGGTCTGCAAACACCATTGCCATTAACTTGACTACAGCTACTGGTTTCCTGACTAGCGGTTGGTC